CCCTGCGGTCCTGGTGTGGTTGAAGCCGGCCCAGTGGCGCCCGTGCTGCCCTGCGGTCCTGGTGTGGTTGAAGCCGGCCCAGTGGCGCCCGTCGCTCCCTGCGGTCCCAATACGGTTGACGCGGGTCCTGTTGCACCTGTAACTCCGGTAGGCCCTGGTATTACAGAATTTGCGCCAGTCGCGCCGGTTAAACCGGTAACTCCAGTTGCTCCGGTTGGCCCTGCAACAAAAGAATCTGCCCCCGTTGCTCCAGTGAGGCCAATAACGCCCGTTGCGCCTGCTGGACCAGTCGATCCTGTAGGGCCTTGAACGGTCGATGCTGCTCCAGTTGCGCCTTGTGGCCCAGTTGCTCCAGACGCGCCAATAGGACCGACTGCGCCAGTTGCGCCCTGCTTCCCCTGAAGGCCAGTTTCAAGTTCAACGCAAAGAATTTTCATTATCCAAAAATTGCAGAATTTCTAATCATTACTATGGAGTAGCCATTTGTTCGCATTTCAATATTGTTTGCAGACGTTTGGTTTGTTCCAAAATCTCTATATAAATGCATTCCAAATCCAAGTGATACTAATGGTATATTTCCTGTGTGTGATGCTACAAGTACATTGTTTACTAAAAAAAATACAGTATCAACTTCTTCAAATTTTCCATAAGCAACTTTAAGATAAATCCATGTGCCCGCAGTTAAAATTGATGATAAGTTTGTTACTGTTTCTGTATTGTTATTTCTTGTAACCGCTTGCAGTGTTCTTGAGTTTTTTGCCCTAAAATACATTCCGTATTTTGGCTCATAATCAGAATTTGTAATTAAGGAACTTGGTAAGTTTGCGTAATTTGCATCATTGATTCTAGATTGCATTAACCCAAACCTCGCAACGCCTTTTTGAGAGTTAGAATCAAACCAATTGGCATCGAGTGGATACAATCCGCATGTAACCTGAATTTGAGAATGTGGATAAATTGAAATAGACGGACTGTTTGTTGTTGCAATACCGGCACCTTGCATTGGTCCGCTTGTTCCCGCCGCAGTAGTTCCGGTAGCAAACCCTAAAATTCCAGAAATAAAATTTTGGTTATCAAGACCTTCAGTCGCTGATGCTGTTTTTATTTGCCCGCCTCCCGTTTGAAATGATGTTATTCCACCATCAAACGTAGGGCCTTGATTAGCAAAATGCTCATCAATTCTGTAAACAAGATCTGGATTAGTTGAATTTGTTGAAATTGAGGAAACTATTCGCCCAGAGACATCAGTTGTAATTGAACGCAAGACACTAGTAGACGCGCCATAAGTTTGCGTTCCAGCTTCAGGAGCTTTCATCATTGCAGATGTGACTTGTGTTCGCGCCATAATTATTCTATCGGAGGCTGAAAGCTGCCGTTAATGTAAATCCATTCAAGCCCGCACGCCGCATCTCCGAGCGCGACAAGCTCGTAACCTTCTGGTACAGGAAAAAAAGCTTCCCCGTCCCAAATAATGACGTTTTCCACTCGGCCTGTTGCTGTTTCAATTAAAGCGTACCTCATGGTTAAAAATAAGTTGTTATAATCATAATTCCAGGTCCTCCGTTACCACCATTACCACCATTTCCGCTACCAATGGTAGATCCACCACCACCGCCACCAGTACCGTAACCAGATCCATTTGCTCCATTTCCACCACTACCGGTAGCAAATGAACTTGCGCCACCACCGCCACCCCCTGCACCGTTGATTATCATTGAAGCAAGGCTTCTTGTTCCAGCGGATGCAGGAGAACCTCCATTACTTGTAGCAGAAGCAGCTCCACCAGAACTTGAACTTGCAATATTCGGATTGTTGCCCCCTGAGCTACCGCTGAAGACATTTGCAGGGCTTCCTAAAGACCCTACTGCAGCCGCGGCGGTCATACCGCCGCCTGCACCACCAGAAGATGGTCCTAAGTTAGCGCTGCTACCAGTACTGGGAATTCCCGTAATGCTGCCAGTACCACCTGTATTTCCCGCTGGTCCTCCAGCACTACCAGATGAAGGTGCTGTTGTACCGCCGTTGCCAGCAACTGTGCCACCACTATTTGCACCAGCAATTCTACCCAGAATTGCACCAGATAAGGAGGTAGCTGTACCTAGCGTCGCGTTAATAGATGTGGCAAATACACCACCCGTACCACCTGCGCCTATCGTCACTGTATATGAGCTGTCTATTAAATGAGAAGCATCCAAAAGCGCACGTGTAAATCCACCACCACCACCACCGCTTCCGCCATATAAAGCTGTACCTGCAGTTCCTCTAAACCCATATCCGCCACCTCCTCCACCCGCAACGCACTCTGCTACCACTTGCTTTGCTCCTGCAGGTTTTGTCCAAGTTCCAGAAGATGTAAATATTTGAATGTTTGGACTTGCCCCCCCAAACGGCCCAGGCGCTGCGGTAGCCCTTCCTGCGTCATCGTAGGTAACTCCGCCGTAAGTTCCTGGTGATAAGCCAGTAGCTTGCATCATGGTAGAATTTACTTTTGTAAGTGGCATAATTTATTTTAGCGTTGTTTTAAGTTGTGTAAAGTCGCTTTCCTGAGTTTTGAAATATCGTGTACAGCTTAGTGCAAGTTAAATTAATTCTCATTAATGTTGGAAGAGTTCCAACATCTTCCGCGAGCTGCGTAAATGAATCACCAAATTTTGACCAAGTACCATCATTTTTATAAATTGTAAACAATCCTTGAATTGAAGTGTATTCAAAAACTAACACCGCAGTTGAATCTCCGTTCCACCTTGCGATAAATTTACTGTTCAACAACTGTTGCGGAAATGTGTAATCAATATTCCAGCTTGAATTTGTTAACTTAAAAATACAGCATCTTGAGTTTACTGAATCAGCTAAAACAAAGTTTCCATTTGCTGATATATGTGTATGCTCGTCATTTTTGCCAGTAAAAAAATCATTCCCTACTTTTATTAATGTATTTCCAGCTTCATTTCCATTTCCGCCTGTTATTTCCCAAACATTTGTTATTCTAACAAAGCCATTTTCGTCAGCGTTTATGTTTTCGGGTTGAAATATTTTATCTGTTACGCAAATTTTTAATCCAATTGTTGAAAATTGAATGCCTTCAAATTCTCCTTGCGGACCAGAATTAATAGTTAAAGATTTTACGTTAGCAAAAGTTAAATCTTGACCTATTTGTTTTACTGCAAATTGCGTGTTTGGCCACGGGTTGTTTATAACATAAAAATCAGATTTTTCCCACTTTAATTGCATTAACCTAACCGTGTAAGCATTTGTCAATGTATTTCTAATGCATTCCGCAATATTTGTAAGTGTTGATACTTTTTTATTTTCGTTTATTGCAATAGTTGCAAATATTGAATTTTCAGGAGCTACATTTCCTGCTGGGCGTCTTTGAACAAACCCATTGTCAAGCCATTGTGCATAATTTGTTCTATTAACATAGCCTCCAAATGAGTTGTCGTAAAAAGAACTAATTGCTCTATATTCGTTAAACTCTTTAGAATACGTTGTTGAAGTAGATGAATTGCCGCACGCAATCCATCTTTTTCCATACAGTGTGTTTGATCTTCCTGTATCTCCAAAAGTATTTTCAGAAGAAATAGCAATTATTCTTGCCCAATGTATAAAATTTCCATTTGGCATACCTGGGTTGGTTTGAGTCCCCAGTCCACTTATGTTTGTTACAAAATTATAAGTAGTGCCGCTAAAATTTCCAGTTGTTTCGTAATAAAAAAGTTTGTCTTTTTTGTAATCTGAAACATCAATCCATATTGCGCAATAAACCATTCTTTCTTTAAAAGTTGCATATGGATATTTGGTTACTGAATTTCTATTGTATGGAATTAATTTTAAATTAAAATCTGGTACGTTTTCAATTTTTTTAGTTTCCGCGTTATCGTTATCAAAATTTACAGCATACGGCATGTCGTAATATGCCGAATCATATGCTGGAAGTGCTTGTTTTGGGTAATCTGGATTTCCTGTTGGCGCAAAAACGTCATGTATTCCAACTGCTGCCAAGTATGGAAAAATTACTTTACCGGAAATAAATTCATCAAAATTCCATCCGATAAAGTTTTGAAATAAAACCCATCTATTGCTTGAGCTTGGAATTATTCTAAAATTCCTTACGCTTGCATTTGAAAATGTAGATAAAAAAGACATTATTTGAATCTGCTTACTGATCCAAAAACAAAATAATTATAAAGCCAGTCTCGTGCTAAAATGTTGCTTGGCTTTCCAGCATTAACTTCTTGATAATTAATTGTAAAAGTCCAAGCTTCAACTCCATTTGTGATAGATTGCGTAGTGCTGCTTCCTGTTAAATATTTAACAGGAATTTCATTTATGTTGTTATTTAACGCTGAAATTTTTGTGCATAAATACGGATCATTTCCGTTTGTGTTTAACAGTGTAATCGTAAAGCAATCTCCGTTATTTAACACTAATGGAGTGTTATTTTGATCTATTAGATTAATTGAAAAATTTCCGGCGGCAGGTGAAGTTTTGTATATTATCTGTTGAGCTGAAATGTTAAAATCAATAACTCCATTTGCTGCCGTGTTGTCTTGTGTGACCTTTTCTTTTAATAACGAAAAACTTGCTATTGATCCAGCGGGTCCAGTTGATCCTGTTGCCCCTGTGTCTCCCTGAGTGCCACTCGGGCCGGTTGAACCAGTGGATCCTTTAACGCCAGTTGCACCGGTTATTCCACTAATTCCGATTGGTCCTGTAGCTCCTTGAAGTCCACTTGGCCCCGTTGCGCCTTGTATTCCAGTTGGTCCAATGGATCCTGTAGCCCCAGCATCACCCATTAAAACTCGCACTATAATCTCCATACCCAGCGGCGGAGGTTCAACAAAAATTACATAAATTTCATTTACTAAAGTTTGCGGGTTAGTAACATATGGCGTTGAGTAAACTGTATCTAAAGGATGCTGCATTACTCCATCAACAGTTACAAAATATCCAGCTCGGCTTGCAACTGTCCCCATTGTAATGGGACCAAATGCAGTTGTAATTCCAGTGCCGTAAAACGTCTGGCTAACAGACAGTGCCTGGTTGGCGCTTCCGGTGGCTCCTCTTGGTCCAGTTGCACCGGTCGCGCCAAATCCAGTTGCGCCAGCAAGGCCGATTGCTCCGGTAGGTCCCGTCGCGCCACTTGGACCCGCTGCGCCAGTCGCGCCAGTTGCGCCAAATCCCGTTGCACCAGTTGCACCTGTCGCGCCAGATGGCCCGCCTGCAGGTCCTGCTAACCCACTTGGTCCCGTTGCACCGGTTTCTCCTTGTTGCCCAACGATAGTCCGAACATCAATAATTGATTGATTGGCTGGAATTGTTGTAAATGTAATATTAACTTGACCATTTACTGGAGTTCCAACACTGTAATCTGCTGGTGAAGATTGCACAACACCATCGACTGTTACAAGATAACCATCTGCATTTGAAGTATATGCGCCTTGAACAGCTTGAAATACAAAATCAGCGCCATTTCCAATAAAACTAGTTTTTATGGACGCGCCTTGAGTTAAACTAACTATTCCAGTAGCTCCCGTTGCGCCTGATCCAGTTGCGCCAATTGGCCCCGTTGCGCCTGTTGCTCCAGATCCGGTTGCACCTGCTGGTCCGGTAGCACCTGCAGGGCCAGTTGCGCCGGAAATTCCATTTATTCCAGAAGGCCCCGTTGCGCCTGTTGCTCCGGTAGGACCACCAGCGGGTCCAGTTGCGCCAGTAGCTCCACTTGCACCGGTTGCGCCGCTGCCGGTCGCACCTGCTGGACCGGTTGCGCCAGTTGCGCCGGAAATTCCATTTATTCCAGAAGACCCAGTTGCGCCTGTTGCTCCAGTCGGGCCTCCTGCAGGTCCAGTTAACCCTATGGGTCCCGTTGCACCGGTCGCGCCAAATCCGGTTGCGCCTGTTGCTCCAGATCCGGTTGCGCCTGCAGGTCCAGTTGCGCCAGTTGCGCCAGTTGCGCCAAATCCCGTTGCACCGGTTGCGCCCGTTGATCCGGTTGCGCCTGTAGGTCCATTTGCGCCAGTCGCGCCTGTGGGGCCTGTGGGGCCATTCCCAGGTCCTGTTGCCCCAACTAAACCAGTCGAGCCTTGCAAACCAGTCGCTCCTGTTGCGCCAAGTCCAGACGGTCCAGTCGCGCCAGAAACGCCGGTAGAGCCTCGCGGTCCCGTTGCGCCAGATGAACCACTTTGACCAGTTGAGCCTTGAATACCGCTAGACCCAGTCGAGCCAGAAGGCCCACTAGCACCTTGCGCACCTGAAGGTCCTGTCGCGCCAGATGGACCAGTCAATCCGGTTGGTCCAATTAACCCAGACGGTCCGCTGGCACCAGTCGAGCCAGCGGCGCCGGAAGGTCCGGTTGCACCGGTTGCGCCACTTGCTCCAGTTGCGCCAAGTCCAGTCGCTCCAGTTAATCCCGTTGGACCAGTTGCGCCTGAAACTCCTGTAGAGCCGGTTGCGCCAGAAATTCCAATTATTCCTTGAATGCCTTGAATGCCCTGCGGTCCAGTTGCTCCAGTTGCTCCAGTTGGACCAGTAGGTCCCGAAGGACCGTTCCCAGGTCCTGTTGCCCCAACTAAACCAGTCGAGCCTTGCAAACCAGTTGCTCCTGTTGCGCCAAATCCAGACGGGCCAGTCGCGCCAGAAACCCCAGTAGATCCAGTAGGGCCGATCAGGCCTTGTGGCCCAGATGGGCCTTCAAAACCCGTGTCTCCTTTTGGTCCGGTTGCGCCAGTAGCACCGATGCCAGTTGCGCCAGTCGAGCCTTGCAGCCCAGATGGGCCAGTCGAGCCTTGAATGCCAGTAGGGCCAGTTGATCCAGTCAACCCAGTATCGCCACTGTTTCCTTTGACGCCTTGGGCTCCGCTAGGTCCTGTTGCGCCGGTTAAACCTTGTAATCCGGTTGCTCCTACCCCAGTTGCTCCAACAGGCCCAGTTGCGCCCGAGGGGCCTGTTGGACCTGTTGCGCCGTCTTCGCCGCTAATTCCAATATCACCTTTTTGGCCTGTTGCGCCAGTCGCGCCGGATCCAGTTGCGCCTGCAGGTCCTGTGGCACCGGTAGCACCGCTCGATCCAATGCCGGTGGCTCCCGTTGCGCCTGATCCAGTTGCGCCAATGGGTCCAGTTGCGCCCGTTGACCCGGTTGCGCCTTTTGTTCCGGTTGCGCCGGTTGCGCCTGCGCCGGTTGCGCCAGTCGCGCCTGCGGGACCCATAGGGCCGGCAGGGCCACCATATGCTCCAGGTGCCCCTGACAGGATCTCAATTGAAATAATATCACTGTCGCAGCCGCAATCGCTCATAGCTCAGTAACGGAAGATGAAATTGTAACTTGTCCTTCAAGCAGACGAAATCGCCTGCCGTCTGGTGCTATTCCTAGCAAATCATGCTTTGCAACGCCAGCAATTAACGCATCAGTAACTGATCCGCTTTTGCCGATCCGCAACACATACGGATCATTCTGGCTTACTTCAACGTCAAAGTCAAAAATTACGGTGTCATTCAATGCTCGAAGTTGAGCCTTAAACGTCCACTCGCTTAAGTTCTGAGGAATTTTATTTTCTTTTAGACGAATTCCGTAGGCAATATCTGCTCCTTCTTCGATTGCAAAATTGTAAATTTCAGCGGCCATAAAATTGTTTGCGTAAATTATACTGGTTCTTCTGCGGGAGTTTCTGTGATTGGATCTGTATTTAACTCGTGAATCTGTATTGTTAAAACGTAATTTTTAACAGGAAGCAATTTTTTACCGTAAGCAGGAACTTCGTGAAGTAGATTTCCAGACTTGTCCCTAAATTCAATTTTTCCTTTTTGCTCAGTTTCTGAAATTTCTTTTAATTGAGAAAATTTATCTGCAGCTAATTCAAGTTCTTGCGCTATTGCTTCCCAGCTTTGCTCGCTAAAATATGGGCCTGAAAAAAGAGCTGATCTTTGCTCTTCGTCAAGTGTTTCTATTTTACTTAATATTTCAGGATCTGAAGTTGGAAATTGCGGCTTTTGAGAAATTTGAGATTCATTGTAAGGATTTATTAACTGTTTGTAGTTTTTAAAGATAGTAATATCACCAAGTTCATCAGTGTAAACACTGCCGGATGAAAAATTTCCTAATATTTCTTGATGAAAAAATTTAAAAGCGCCAGCGTACTCCGGTATTCCACTAATTGATGATAATGAAAACGGTATTATATACCCAGTGCGAGTAGATGTTTCGTATTTTGTTATTTCTACAACAGGCTCCGCATTTGGATCTCCATAATTTGTTTTAGAATAAGAATCTACCTCGTAGTTAATAAACTTAGTTAAATAAAACTTATCAGATCTTGGGTCTGTAAAAAATTCACCAGGGAACCGTAATGAAACTGTGCAATTTTCTGGATTGTTATCTGTAGATTTAAAAATGCCACCAAATAATCCATTTATGTGCGGAGGATTGTGCATTGATAATGGCCTGCTTGTTAAATATTGCTGCATTGACCAAAAATCAATATTATTTTCAAATCCTTTATTAAACTCAAACCATTGTAATGCGGCTTCTTCTTTTGTTGCTTGTATTGCTGACGCTTTTAATGATTCAAGCAATTTTCCATAAAAAATATTTAAAATTTCAATTACAATTGGCTCCTCTTCAGATTGCCTTTTAATAATTATTTCGTCAACTTTTTCTTGATAGTTTTGCTTTAATTTTTGAATACCTGCTTGAAACTCGTTTTTTTGACGGTTTATTTCATCTGATAAAATTTTATAATTAGAAGCATCAGAATAAGATTTTATTAAATCTAACCTTGTTATTTCTATTGCGGCTTGTTGATCTATTGCTTCTATTATTTTTGTTTTTTCATTTTCGTAATTTGCGTAATCTGATGAATTAAAATATAATACTAGTCCGGTTTTTTGGCGCGTAATATCTTTGGCTTCACTTCTGTTATTTGGATATGGAGTTTGTAAAATTGAAACAGAGCCTTGAGGTATTTTTAAATCTCTTGTTGCCCATTTTTCGCTTGTGTTTAAAGTGTTAAAAAGATCGCTTTTTAAAGCAATTGAAGAACTTGATCCGATTCTTTCAAAATCTTGATTGCTTGAATCTAACGGAAAAGTTAATTTAAATCCGCCTGATTCAATTTCATTATTTTCAAATTTAAATTTAAGTACAACACTTCTGACTTGCCATAAAAATTTTAGAGCTAAAGATTTTGGTAATACTACTGGAACTAAAGCCTTATACTTTATAGGGTCTTGGTCTTTTTGAAAACTAAGTGGATAGTAATTTGGCCCAGTGTGAGCGTCGTAATTTGATTGAGGAATTGGCGGCAATCCGTTTACAGCGTAAAACGGAGGAACGGCGTCCCAATAGGCTCCGCAGCGAAGCTGTTGCGTGACAAAAGCTGGAGCTGGATCCGGCATATTATGGAGTCCAAGTAACGCGCCCAGGAGCCGACCATGGCATTATGATCGGGCTGACAATGTAATTAATGACGCCCAGCTTAACACCAAGGTGCGTATTTACAAGCTGCCGCACAATTCTGATTTGTGCATTTTCTCCTGTCCCGATAGTGTAAACATCGCCATCAACATCTTCGCCTTCGCCGTGAATTTCAGCGATTGCAATGCGAGAATACCGGCACTCAGGAATGTCATCCTCAGAAGCTTCAATCGGAGATGGAAAGTTTTTCCACACATTTGCAGTGCCTGGCATTCCGTGTTCGATGTAGGCGCTCACCACAACAAGGTTGTAAACTTCAACAGTCAGCCAAATCATGTGCCCGACCGGAGGAATCGAAAACTGCCCTTGGTCATCTTTGTTGTCGTTAGGCCCGCCAATGACGGCTCCGAGGTCTTGAATTGGAATCCTTACGCCGGACTCAATGTTTTGCAGATACGATTGGCCTGCAACGCGAAGCGTTTTACCGCCATTGAAATCGTAACCGGCAACAACCTTAAATGGATGGATTGTTTTTGCGGCAACCGCGCTCCCGCCGCTTGAGGCCTGTTGAGCAAGTCTTATGACGGTTCCGCCAGTAGTTTTAGAAAGCGTGTACCCTGGGCCTGGGCAAAGCGTGTTGGAACGCATTTGCGCCAGCATTTTGTTCCAGTCGCGAATGGATAACGCATCTCCTCGCTTTGGCGTTGGGTAATCCATTTATTCCGATCCGTACAATTTTACATTCCAGCCGTTTCTGCCAGACAAAAGATATTCGTAAGTATTTTTCCACCAACCTTCAATTCCTTCTGCCGGCACCGTTTCTTGCTGCCCGTTAGCTCCAATAAACAGCCATGTTTTTGTTCCTACTTCAAAAATAGAACCAGGATTTCCAATTAAGCCAATATTAGAAATTTCAGGTGGCGTTTTTTCAAATTTAGTGAACTTCAAGGTTACTTTTGGCTCTAAATAATCAGTTATTCCTTTAGTGAAAAACTCACCCCATTCAACAACTGCCCAGCTTGTAGACTTAAAAGGCGTCCAATAAGCATCGTTAGTTGTTGTGCTTGCAAGGCTTGGATCGTTTGGATTTGATTTCCAAGTTTTCCATTTAATCAACTCTGCTTGCTGCCATTCTTGATTAAATGCGCTCGAGTAACGAAAGTGACTTTCAATTGGCTCACTGCCCATTGATACCTCGCAAGAGTAATGAGGTTCTCCGCCTTCCTCAATTACCTCATCAGTAACAGTTACAACTCCGTCCGCAATTTCTGTTTTTCTTGAAATTCTTCCATCTGGATTGTTTTCAGGAGGATCCGCTGGGCCGCCTTCTCTTAAAAAATCTTGCCAAACACGTTTTACAACTTTTGTTTTGCAGAAGTTTCTTTCAATTTCTTCTCTTGGATTACAGTACCCCATATTAATCTGTCCAGGTTGGTTCCGCAGATCTTTGCATTACTGAGCTTCGTGTAGGCATTGCTTTTACAGCGTTTGTAAGATCATTTAATGCCCTTGTGTTGTCGGATTGCGCCTGTATCAACTGCTGCGTGTTATTTCTTTCGGCATACGCAAAACCGCCACCGCCGCCAATTTTTGCAAGCGAAGAAGATATCATTTCCGTTTTTGGCGCAACCATTAATGGAGCAGGCCCTCCAGGAGTAAAAGAAGGATATTTTTGATCAATGCCAACCCTGTCTTTTGCGGCTTTTTCTCTTTGTTTTTGCAGCTCTTCTTGCAAGGCTTTGTTTTCTGGAGAATTTGAAATTCCAGAAACGCTTTCAGATATTCCGCCGCTTACTCTTTGCCCTAAATCTTTTGCGTTTTTTGAAAGGCTTTCGGAAACGGTTTTTTTATGATAATCGCGTTGTCCTTTAAAAAAATCATCTGCTGCATCTGTTGCTGGCGTTGATGGTTTTCTGTCTTTTTCTCCTTTTCCAAAAAATGACATCACTGAATTAATGCGCTCCATTAATGTATTAATGACAGCATCAATTACGGAAGTTATTAACGTCGTAAATGCTTGAGCTATTGCAAGAACTGCTAATTTAATTCCGTAAGCTAATAAACTTGCAGCCGCTGTAAAAATATTTTCAATTCCAACGCTTAAAGCTATTAAAAAACCATCAAGAGCAGCTTGCATTCCAATGCTAAATGCAAGCGTGACCAGCTTTGAAGTTTCGCCAGATGCAATGCTTTCAATAAATGAGCCAAAAACTAACCCAATGTCCTGGCCCCACTTTAAAAAATTAATTGAAGTTAGTTTTTCAATTACCGGCATCAATACGCTTACTAGCGAATCTGCCATTCCAACAAAAAATCCGCCTAGCTTAATTTTAGTAAGCGAAAGCATTCCTGCTGCCGCATCAAAAACTCCGGCGTTTTTTTGGAGTGCCCTTGCTTGTTCGCCTAAAACAGTTTCAATATTTTGAAAGCCACCTTTGGTAAGAAACGGCAAAAGCCTTCTGCCTCCTTTTCCAAAAATTTCAAACGCAAGTTCGCTTTTAAGTGCTGCGTTTCCGACTTTACTTATTGCTTCACCGATGACCAGCAACTGCTGGTCAGCAGTCATCGTTGCAAGGTTTTGAGCGGAAAGTTTCAAGAGTCCAAAAGCTCGAATAGCGTTGCCGCTGCCGGAAGCAGTATCGACAATCGCTCGCTGCATATGGCTGATGCCATTAGAAGCCTCCTCTGCTCCTAGGCCGACTGATTCAAAAACTCCCCGCAGGATCACCAGGCGGTCAATGGCGACCCCTGTTTCCATTGCAAGGCCAGTGAGTTCCCTCCCTTCGTTTAAGGCGGCTTTAAGGCCAATTGCAGTTGCTGCCACCCCAGCAATGGCTGCGGCGGCACCATTCATTGCATAACCTATCGCTTGACCAGCAATAGAGTACGCCTTTGCTAAAGTAGACCCAACAGAACCGAGTCCACCGGCCATAGAGGCAGCCCTGGTTGCGCCAGAGGCAAAAGCGGAAACATCAAGTCCTAAAGCGGCAACGATCATAACGTCAGTTTTCCCTCTCTCATTAATCGCTCGGTCCGATTTTTAAAAGAGTTTTCCATTGCTTTGCTTTGTTTATCAAGGCCAAACCGAATTCTGGCTTGAATGGATGCGTCCATTACGGCTTTAGACCCATTTATTGCCTCAAACCCGTACATAGTTTCTGTGTCAATAACTTTGCATGTAGATGTTAAATTTTTGCGTTCAACCCAATCTTTTAGCCCAACACTAAACTGCTTGGTCATTGCTTTCCAGCCAGACAAAATCCATCCCTGTCTTTCAAACAGGAATTTTTTAATCATGTTCCACTGGTTTCTTGAAACAGCCACTCTTGCTTTTTCTGGATGTTTTTTAGGCCTGCGATTTTCTTGCCGAACAGCAAGATAGTAGGACAGTGGTTCCCTGCGTTCTTTTTTGTATTCAAGAGTGTTTGCGCGAATCACTTTTAAAACTCCAGCCATGTTTGAAAGAATTTTATTTCTTCCTCGCTGGCGACCAGTCGCAAAATCTACACGATCCGATCCTTTGTTTGTTTTACCCCATTGAACAAAATCAGATCTCATCGGAGGAGTAACCGCCAAAATATTTCTAGCAACTCCCTTGTATTGGGTTTTTGCTTCGTCTTTAAGTTTTCGCTTTGTGACCTTTAACGCGGTGGCAAGGTTGCTGTAAAAACGCTTTAGCGAGTCTTCAAATTCCTTTTGAAGACGGACGTTTGTTGCGTCCATACTTTTTCCACTAGATGAACTAAGCGGAGTAAAGCCGGAAGATGCAACTGAGACTGTTCTTACGCTTCTAGTAATCGTCTTCATCGTCAAAAGGCGTTTGGCTAATTTCAGAAAGTAAATTATCCAAATCTGCTTTTTTCTCTGATTCTGATTTGTATTTAATTGTCCATTTTCCTGCGGAAATTAATGCCGCATGGTAATATTCCATAGCTCGAACAAACGGAAGTTCCCATAAAATGTACTCTTCAGACCAACCAGTTTCTTTTGCCAGGCCAAACACAAATTGTGCCGTTTGACCTGGCGCAACTAGTTTGGGGGCACATTTTCTTCAGGTTTTTCGTTAGGCTTTGGAACAACCTCTACAGCTACCGCTTCAATTGCTTTCTGGATCCGGCTCACCTCAAGCATCAACTGAGGGATTAAGCTGATTGGAAAGCTAAATGAAAAATCAAGCACTGCATTCTTCCATGTGTTTGTTGCTAATGCCTTTTTTACATCTTGAAACGGAGCAGATTGAAGCCAAGCAAAAGCAATTACTTGATTTTCAAGTTCTTCCTCATTTAAAACTGTATTGTCATCTTTGACGCCAGTAAAAATTGAAAGCTTCATTTGAAAACAGGCCTTTCGAGTTCCGGCTGTAAACGCTCGAAACATGACGCCTCCAATTAATTTTGGTTCATCTAAATAATCTTCCATATTACAAGTTTGCTAAAATCTTATTTTTCTGAGCTTCTGGGCAATCCGCAGGAATAATTGCAGTGCGGTTTCCTCTTCTAATTAAAGCGGCAGGCTTTTGTTGTTTTAGCCAATCGCGAATTTGAACAGTGTTATCACGGCTTAATCTATGATGCGCAATTGGATGGTCGTTGTTTTTCTTGCACCACTCAGCGTCATTCCATTTTGATTTAAATTCTCGAAAATCCATTTCGTTATCGCCAAATAAAGCCTTAACGTCTCCATCAATACACCAAGTGACGGTGCGCTTTGGTCCGTTTTGAGTTTGCTCAATTGTGTCAATGTACGAATTGTCCTTTAAAAGAGTACCACCGCACGTCAACCATGCAATAACAAGGTCGGTGTGCGGTGATTTCAAAGGAGACAAATTATCTTTTAACCATTCAACTGTCTGGCCTATTTTCATAATCTAAAATTGCTGCGTTTAACAGCCGCTTGCGTATGGATATGCTACTCCAGAATATTCAAACGTCTGAAAATCTTCGTTGCTTTCAATATATTTTACGCTTGTAATAATTACAGTTCCGGTAACCGGATTTGGATCACCGCCGGCCTCAGCAATTCCTACAGGTGCGTTGCCTTTTCCCTTTACAGTAAACGTGTAAGAGTCATCGACAACGTGACCACCAGCATAATTTCCGCCGGAATCAAGAAGTACTTTTGTTTCCGCTTTTCTTTCTACATCAACGGATTCAATATAAGTTCCGCTTAGAGTTTGAATTCCAAATGGCATATTAATTATAGAAAGTTGAAGTTACTTCTGATGTCGGGAAATCATTGTTTGACTCTGTGTATTTTGTGCTTGTTATGGTCATTGCAGACATGTCTTGATTTGAACCAATGTAAGCCAAAACAGCAGAACCCTTGCTTTTGATTGTCACCGTTCCGGTAACAAGCGGTTTTGCCTGCGCTTGCCTTGTTTGCCCATTAGGGCCTTTGATAGTTGCCACTTCACAGGCTAATTCAAGTGAAGATTCCTGGACGCAGCCAGCACTTGGCGCAGTCCCGCTAAAATAATTGTTAACACCAAATGGTACAGCTCCCATATTTTTAACATTCAGATCCAAACCCAATGACAAAAGTCAATGAAGTTTGAAAATGTCGTTCTCCTCTAGATGTGTTTGTTTGAATTGGAACTATTCCAAATATCTGGATATCTCCAGATAGTATGGTTAAGTTTTTGATAAAATTGTTAATTCCTAAAACAATTTCTGAATGCTCTTGAAGAGTTTGATCGTCCGCCTGGGTTAAAACATGGACAAGCAAATTTCCCTTGTACAATGGCCCACCTACTACCGCTTCAGATGTAACATCAAGAAATATTGCAGGCAATGTGATTTTTTCAGAATCATGCTGTAATCCAATATAGAAGCCATCAAATTCTTGATCGATTCTATCTCGGATTATTTGCAATAACGATAAATCAATCACCTGTTAATATTTTCAAGATGCAAGGTGTACGAAATGGCGTCTTCATTCACAGCAATAACGCGCCTTAGCCTGTCATTAACTGTGACTTTTGTACCAACAACAGGCGGCACAAAATTAGATTTATTTACAACAATAGACGCAGACAAAGTTGTCTCAAATCCACCGATTGTAATTTTTTCTGTTTCTTTCAATTCATCGATGACTCCACTGTATTCAACTCCATCAATAAAAAATGGGCGTCCCATTATGCCTACCGATTGAGCCAGTGCAGCAGCGGTTACTTGAAAAAAATCAGCCATTTTGTTTCTTTTTCTTTAAAGCCTCTTTAGCTGCCTCATGCTTCCGAACTGCAGTTCTTTCAATGAAAGAAAACAACTCGGTGATTGGCGAGCCATTGCCCTCTTCAAGAGCTGTTTTGGCGGCTAGGCGGTCTGGGCCACAATAAAGGACCTCGATTCCGCCCGCCTCCGTGTGGGCCACTGTTAAGTGAAGCCTGGACATGTTAGTCGTTGCTTACCAGACGGCATCCAGCCACATTGCGGCCAGTTGCAACACCGTAAATCCAAGTCATAAACACCTTTGCAGAAAGAGTGTTTACGTCGATAGATTCGACGGCAAGCACAGAGAATCCTGTAGTGGGATCCGTGATGACCTCAATATTGCCGTTTGCGGGTGCATTCGGAAGCACTTCGCGAGGATCGCGAGGAATACGGCTTGCAAGAATAACGGATTCCTTGGTGCCAGCAAAACCGATCATGTCATTAGCGGTTGGAGTTGCGGGGTATTCAAAAATCCGAGAAAAACCAGCAACGCCAGCAAGTTCACCTTCAGCGATAGGGTCATTGCCGCCGGATTTGTAGTAGCGATTGCAAAGCGGATCCTGAAGGAGGCTCGCGTAAGTGGCTGCATTAACTGCTAACCAACGATCTCCCTGCACGCCATTATCAATAAAATGCTTGCGTAATTTTACAAGCGTTTCGTAATCGGGCGTTGCATCCAAAACGTAGTTGGTTGCACTTTGCCAAAGAGCTGCAACGGAATCTACAAGCTGATTTGCCATGGCAACAGCAAGAGGCTCTGCAGCTTCACGAACCAAATTACGGTCAGTAGAGTTTAGTTCAGTTGCAGTGAATTCGTACCCAACATGCTTGAACTGATCAAGCGTTACAGGAACGTCAGTATCCACTTTGTTCTGAATGCCGTTTGGAAAATTTCCGACAGCAGGAATCGAGTGAACCCGAGTGATGATTTGCTGGTTGAGTTTTGCGTTCTGAGGCGCAAGGTCCTTGCTGATCATGGAGAGCATCGGACGCTTGGTGAAAACCAGGCTCAAGGCTTCCTGAAGAATCAGCGAACTGCTAAGAGTACCGAGTGTATTCGACATAGATTAGTTGTAGTTAAATTACTTGTTCTTAAGCAGATCGTCAAAATGTTCCACTCGGAACTTTCCGCGAGCTACTGGATCTGAAATCTGCGCAAGCTGTTCGCGAGCAGACAATTTTTGGTTGGGATTTGACTCTGAAATCTTTGCTGGAGAGACAGCAAGGCCGGCCAAAACGTCTGCCAACTTTTCGTCAACAGATTGAGCTTTTTCTTTCAGCTCCTTGTTTTCAATCGTAAAATTCTCAAGTTGCGCACTCAATTCCTGAGCCTTAGCGTTAAGGTCGTCACGTTGAGTAATTAAGAGATTATGCTCTGCGGTAAGCGCATTGAATGCATCAACTTCGGTTTTTAAAACCACGTTTTCAGCATTTGATTTTTCAAGCATTTCAATTGCTTGATTTAAAGTTTGAGGAAGTTCCATAATTGTCAACTTTACTTTACTTTACAGCATTCCGGCTAAAACCGAATACGCTTCGTCGGAAGTACTGATACCATCAATTAAATTATATTTCAAGGCTCTATTTGCAAAAAATGCTTGGCCTCTCATCCATTGGTCCGCAACTTTGCGATTTCTCAGGACATTTGCCTTAAATTCTTGAAAAGCGTCTTCGCAATATTCCTGCAAGCTGGCTTTCTGTGATTCAGTCAACCCAGGCCCCATCATGGCTCCTTTAAGATCGCCAGATTGGTTTGTGATTGGTTGCCAAGAAATCCCTTCTTCTTCCCATTGGCGAGTGCTATCCACCCACGGAATAATAGTGCCGATAGATCCAATCGTGGAGCTTTGTGAGGCCATTATTTTGTCGCACGATGCAGCGATATTGTACGCTGCGCTGCACGCCATTTCCTCGGCGTAAGCCATTGTCGGAATTTGCAGCTTCTGAATGATTTCAACAATTTCAGAATTTCCGGTAACGCCGCCGCCAGGCGAATTTATTTCAAAGAAAATGCCTTGGCATCCTTCGCCCATGGCTTTTTCAATGTCGTCCTCAATGTCTTCGTAGCCTGTATTACCACAGCTTTTTTCAATTTTACTCATGCCCTTTCCGAGGACTCCGCAAATGTCAATGTGGGCAATCCCGTTGCCGTCAATTTCCATTTCCTTGCGAGGATTAGTGAAATCAGAAAGGTCCATCTGCTCCGACCGCAGCTTTGCCTCAACAACTTTGCGAATTGAAGAATAGCCTTCAGCCGTAATAAACCAAGGCCTGTGATAAACCTGCTCGATAATGTTGCTAAATCGCATTTTCGTCAATTGGTTGCTGGGTTGGGTCCGGTGGGTTTCCAGTGTTTAGCAAAACTCTGAATGCCGACTCTGGAAGCCCGCTGCGCTGCATTCGTTCGCGAATTGCTAGTTCCTCTGCCTCGCGTTCATCAAGGTGCTTTTCAAGCGTCCTGCCGCTTTCTCCGAGGATTTCCGTCATGGTCTTTAAGCCGAGCTTGTACGCTTCCCGTGCGTCGTTTGAAGCGTGACCGGCATCCGGCGTCAGTTTTTCTGGCATCGAAAAATTCCACTTCAACATTCCGCCAAGATCCTTGCCGGTGTACTTGGGAATCAATCCCAGCTTAATGGCTTTTGCGACAGCAAAACTGACGCGCCGTTTAGCTGACCGGTGCAGCAAGCTCTGCCGGTCAGCAATGGTCTTGTTTACCTTTTGAACGATTACTCGGACGTTTGCGCCGGTGCCCTCTGGTTTCCAATAAAACTCTGGCGGCATTCCAGCAGAAAGCATTGCATTGCGCACCAAACGCTCCATTAGCGAGTTAGTCTGGTCCGATGGGACGTTGGAAGCCAACTGCTCAATTTTTGCACCGGAATTAGCCCTGAAGTACCGAACTGTTCCGCCGACAATTTCTTCTGTGTACAGCCCGCCGCCGGTTCCGTAAGCCGGACCGTCGTTAAGAGCAATAGCAGGATCTCCAGGGTCAACCATTCCAAGCTCATTAGTCTCAATCAGCCCAATTGAACTTGCCAGCATTGCTGCTTGCTTGATGTAGCCCTGAGTCGTCATTAAGTCTCGAAGATCCAGCACCGCAGAAGTAAACGCCGGAAATCCTCGCATTTGCCCAGGCGTTCTAGGATCAAGTACCAACTCCATTGATCGAGCCGAAATGTAGCGGTCATTTTCAGGCACATCACCCAACAAAATGTAGGCCACTGGACGCTTAAACTCGTTGTAAATGACGCCGTTGTACTGATTCAGTCCTTTGTACGGTCCTTCAGTAAGTACCTGCTCCCCAGTCCTTGACGAAATTGCAAACCACGGAATCTGTTGCAATTGCGGATAACCGTTCTCGGTTTCAGTCAAAATTGTCCCAACATCTCCATCTCGGTCGATGCAAATAGAGTCCAAATACAAGCCGTCTTGAAACGTAATTCCGTTGACGTAAGCTACGTTATACCATTGATTTTCAAGCCATTCTGTGGCTATTTTTCCCCACTCTTTGTCCTCTCCCTCAAATTTTGGTGACCACGCTTTGCCGATTGCATACGTCGCCTTGTCATCAATTGCGCCTGCCACAGGCCCAAAATTCCAATACAGGCGATTGCAAGAAGAGACAATTGTGCGCCATTCCTGAACAGTGACTTCTTTTTCAATTGGCTTGATGTGATTTGGCCACCAAGGCTTGTTTGCCCACCAACCGCCTTCAATCAACCGATTTGATTGAGGCCGATTGTAATCAGCTTTGACTGATGGACTTTTAAAAATGTTGATCAGTTTTTTTAGCATGATTAAACAAATCTTGCCGTTGTGCGAGTTATAGGCCTGCAAATGCCTTTCATTTTGTAACTTAACGCAAGTTCAGCGTAGATTACAATTTCCTGAGACGACATTAGGTCAGGAGCGTGAAATTCAAATGTATTCCCGTTTACGGTGCTTTTAATCAGCCCACCTTGACCCGTAATTGTGAGATTAAAATTGTTTTTTTGAATCTCGCGAAGCTGCACTATGTCCAAACGAATAAATGCGTTTAAAATTGTTGGGACAATAGTCATAGTGCTTGATTGCTACTGTAAATTTATACCAGTAAAAATCTTTTGCAAGTTTCAAAAATGCATTTGCAAAATTTATCTCTACTCATCGTCGGGCCTGCCAGCTTCCGATGTAATGTCGTGAATTAAATTCAACATCAACGCAAAAACTACCTGCATTGCCTCGCAATCCCACAGGTGATTATCTGTCCTGAATTTAACGTATTCTTGCACAATTTGCTTGGTGGTCGGTTTAATGATGTCTTTTTTGACCTCAGAGTTGATTTGCCAGAGCCAGTCCCTTGAAACGTCTTGCGGATGCGACCAAGTAGGGGCACCCATTGACCTCAACCTGACAAGCTGGTCCTTCACTCCTTCATTTGCCCAGTGAGCAAATTGGACCCGTTTTCCGTTTGGAGCTGCAGCCTCTTTGATTTTGCTGAACAGTTTACTGACCGCACGATGCCGCTGATTCCGAGGCTCGTGAATAAAATTTTTGGAGCCGGATCCATGAAAAGCAATCCATCCATACCGGCTACACTCTTCGTAGGACTGCGGCGTCTCGTACTGACCATCCATTGCTACTCGCTTGTCTTTTACCTTCATCCGTAGCTGGAGGTCCCGAATGGTTTCCACGGTTAACACCTTGCCTTCCCAAAGGAGTTTACTTGATCCGTCCGCGCACCAGGCTCGAATTGCCACCCAGTAGTGTCGCGATTGCCGGTCAATAGTCAAAAACCGTTCCAGCTCGCCCACAATCGGCTGTCCGTCAATGTAATCTGCTTTGAAGTAATCATCCGCGGACAAAACAACTTCCGGTGCAGAGTTTTCGGCCACCCACATCTGTGCAAGGCGTTTCTGCTTAAACTGTTTTAGGCTTTCAAAGATGCCCGTCTTTTTCAAATCGTTGGCTTTTACCCATTCCAGCACCATATCAGCCCAGTTGATCCACCAGACCGACAATGCTGTCCAAGTAAACGCAATATACCCTGGGACGTGCGAATTTTTCTCGGAACGGTAGGAGGCTCTAGTTAGCATTTCCCGCCTTGCCGTGGATGTATTCGGAGTTCTGTAGCCGCAGTGCGGGCATTCATGGTAAATCCCCTTAGTGAGTTCCCCAAGGTCCCAGTCGCCGTTTGCCAGCTTTGCGTCCGTGTATTTGATCGAGGACCATAGCATCTTGTGCCACTGTCCGCAGGTGCCGCACTCAGTTCCGTAATGAAACTGCTCGCAGCTTTCAAATTCCTCCTGCAACTCGCACCCTTCGTCGTATCCCTGCGAGACAAGGATCGTTTTTCGGTTCCACCGGTCATGGTGACGTTTTTTCATTTCCCCGATCATTCCATTTTTCCACTGCCAGACCTCGTCGCCGTAGCAGTACCGCATGGATTTTTCCTGCAGTGACGACATATTAGCACCGCTTATAAAAAGAGGCATGTGCGGAAATAGAATTGTTGTTTTGCGTTTTTGATGCCGGTCTTCGGGAAATAATTTTTTAACAGGTTCGCAACTTGCTAAAATTGGCAACAAGCGAGACTCCGCCCATTCTTTTGACATATCGTCGTTCTGGCCGACCAGTAGCATCGGGCCTGGCTGTTGCGCCACCACCCACGGAACCACAAGTTCTAAAAAGGTTGTTTTTGCTCCGCCGGTAGGTGCGATCAGGCAAATCTGTTTTACCCTGTCATCAGCAAAAGCTGCCAACGGGTCGTTCAACCACGGAGCCAAGGTTGGATCAAACTGAGTGGACCTAGCCGAGTGAGGCAACCGCACGTTTTTTACCAGCCAGTCCTGGATGGTCCCACTGTACCGCATCTGAATGCCGGCATTGATACCGGTGAAGAGATCTTTTTTCATGTTTGCAATCGTTTGCGACGTGTTGCACGCCGTAAGTTGTTATCTATTAATGGATTGAAAGAAAAAATGACTGTTTGCAGATTTTTTGTAGATAGACCCCTATAACCCCCCCTCTCTATACCCTTCTATAGACCCCTCTCTATATATATATATTTATATGCATTCATATTATTATTATTACAAGAGGGTCAAAATCAAGGGTTTAACCGTTTGCAGTGGCGTTTGCAGTAGGACTGGTTATGCAAACAGTGGATCCGCTGCTTTACTGCAGGCTTCCTTAAACTGCATCTGAAGCGAATCAAGTCTGGCACCTAGCTTTTCTCTGACTCCGACCTCATCGGACCCAGCAAGTTGCCCAGGCATGTCGTTAAGCATGGCGTTGCACTCCGCACTGAGAATTGCTCCTGCACGGATTCCTTGCTCGTGTACATTTGCGCGGTTAATCAAGTTTCCTTTTTTTTCGGAAATCTGCAGATCAAGAAGTTCGTTTTTCTTGATGACGTTAAGCCGCCTCGCTTCGTTTGCCGAATGCCCACCGTCTTCCGGCTCTGTATCGTCATCGTATTGATTATCCGGTCTTGCTTTTAAATAAGCAACGTAGCCTTTTACGGATTTTAATAAATCGTATCTTCCGTGATATTCTCGAACAATTACTCCCTTCTCTGCTAGCTGCGTAACTCTGCTAGATCCAATATCAAACAAATCCAGAATAGTTGATAAAGGAACCAAAATAGGAGAATCAGAATCTTGCGACATAATCGTTAATCAAAACAATTCTCAAAAGCGTTGTCAACAATTGCTCATAGAACTCCTCCGAGCGACGCCCGCAC